CCAGCAGAGGTATATTCATGTGTGATCACAGATTCCGCGAACGTTCTATAATACTCTACCGTTCTGGCGAATGTATCTGGAGCAGTTGCCGTATCTGTCAGCGGTTTGCTCATCACAAACGCTTGTGATTCTGTGGTTGTTGCCACATCAGCAAGAACCTTTCCAAAGTCAAATTCAGTTGTATCTGCTGCAACATAATTTTCGTCGAAGAAACCACCCTCAGCATATGGATCTTGTAGGAAAATTGCTTCTTCTAGAACCTTATCGAAATTAGTGATTGCATTTTCGGCAGTAATTGTTGTTTCGTTTACTTCTCTAACATATTGAACAACACGATCAAACACATCCGTTGTTTCTGTAGTATCACCCTCATCTTCATAAATACCAACCGTGAAATCAAGAGATGTTATATCTGCTATTGTAGCAACATCAGTTAATACCTTGAAAACATGACTTCTATTTACATCTGCTACTGTTGCAGAGTCAGCAAGAACCTTTATAAACTCAACTTCGAAATAGAATTCGTTATTGCGATTGATGCCACCCGACGCAGACAATTCTTCAAGCACAAACTCATAGATATGCAGAGGTTGTATTGGTGTTGTAATGAATTGATTGAAGTCAACTGTTTGCTCAATGGTAAGTTCACCAAAAATAGCAGTACCTGCTGGGTGAGCAGTATTCTTAACAATATCCAACCATTTATTTGATGGAACATTCGAGCGAATTACATATGAATAGTTCTGGTAGTAGAAGTTGTCCTGTAGTTTGTTGACGTTCGACAACATACCACGCGAGTCTCTAAATCTGCCCGTCTTGACGTTCACCGCACCTGTAGTAAATGACAGAGTAGCAGTGCATCCTAGTGTTGATTCGATTATCGCAGTGAATGCTTCACGTTCAAAGTCAAAACCTGTGTCGAAAATACTGACTGCAGTCGGACAACCATCTGCATCAATTGCATCTATTCTAATCGACGCTTTGTTATCTCTACCAACGAGAGTGTATGGATTTACTGCAGTATCAGTTTCATTATATTTGTTTAGAAAATATTCTAGAGTTTCATTTTCAAATTCTATTGCATAAGAACCCACAGATCCCGTTTCGTCAATAGAGAAAATGTCACCAACTGTAAACCCACATGGTGGTGTTCCGGAACAATCAATAACATCAACTGTTGCTAGTTGCCGAACAATATACCCATATTTTGTAGTTGTGTTTCCAGAAACAATCTCTACTTTAGTTCGTATTGCTTCTGTAGAAAACGTAACAGCAGGTGCTACTGAATATCCAGATCCACCGTTTGTAATTATTATGTGCGATATTTCACCAGTATCTGTAAGAATTGGTCTCGCAGTCGCAGATGTTCCTGCTGTTGATGTAAACTGGACTGTCGGTGCGGCAAAGTATCCATTACCACCATCAGTAACAGGTTCATACAGTCTATTGTTTCCTGGATCAGCAGGTGCAATATTAATCGCAGTACCCAGTGTCGCATTGTTTGCAGTTAATGCTAATTTTATTTGATTGGAATTTACGGCGATTACATAATATATTCCATATTCTGTCAAACCACCGACAACATGCCCTGCAGATTTAGTGTATATTACAATATCACCAGTAGAATATCCGTGACTGTTTATTGTAATTATGTTGGTGGCATCATTTACGCCTGTTGATGAGTCGAATTCCTTAAACGAATCACCAACAATCGCCTTTACTTGACCACCAGAAACTAGTGCATTAGCAGATGCACCAGCACCTGGAACTACAATTCTTGCAGTTTTCGGTAGACTTGTTACCAATTCATACACAGCAGGAAAAACATAAGCAAATTTTGTAACATTGCTTATGTTGGTTTCAATCGTTCTTTCATATGTTACTGATGAGATATTCTCATAGTATGTGATTCTAACTGTTTTACTGGAAAGATCAAACGGATTTGCTGTGATAGATGAATCGACTGCAAGTTTTAATGTTACGTCTTCGATCCAAATACCATCAGATGCACGAAGGATCTGTTCAGATGGATAGAAAATTTCTGTGCGTTCATTATACAAGATTCTAAAGAGAAGTTCAATTGCCTTCTCAGAACCTTTTGCTTCATAGAACTGCTTGATGAATTTGATTAATCTTCTGTCATCAATCTGCGCATTAAGCGGGAAGTTCTGTGCATACTGATTCTTAAACTTAGGAATGAACGTATTAAGTGTTCTGTTGATGTCAAAATTCTTCTCATAATTGAGAAGGAAATTGTTTACCTGATTTTCTTCATCCAGAAATTCATAATACTTTTCCAAGAACGTAATGAATACAGGATACTCGGTGCGCACAAAGTCCGGAAGTTGATTGGCGATCAGATGACTTAATGATTGCTTGAAACCATTATACTCATTATCAATATACACCATGTTTGCAGTTGCTGCAGCACCCGAACCATTACCTCCAGAAAATGTAATTGCTGGCGGCGAAAGATAATTGAACCCTGATGATGTCACTGTGATCGCAGTAACTTTTCCACCTCTGACTGTGGCAGTTGCTGTCGCATTTCCGCCAATTAAGACAGTTGGCGCAGTTGTATAACCTGATCCGCCCTCGGTAACAGTTACACTAGCAACCTTCTTATAATATGAGGTGGTTTCTGACATCTATTATTCTTGCGAATTAGCAACTGCCGTAATCGACAGACCTGCTGGGATATTTACTGAAGAATTGGTTGCGCTTGTATCGAGCGTCAAAACCGTATTTCGGGCAGCGTTTGGAAAAACTGCTGCTGTTGAGACATTCGAAGTTGATGTTAAATCGGTTGTCAGAATATTCGGTGCATCGCCAAACGGTTCAACATAGATTCTAAGTTCGGTTAACGAACCTGCGTTGATCAAGAGATCTGTAATATTAACAACACCTGTAGTATAATCAACATTTCCTACGTTGGAAAGAATGATAGCGTCATCTGATACACGTTTCATAACAAGAGTTCCGATGTCGCCAACTGTTGTATCATGCTGATCAGTTATATAAACATCGTATTCTTGTGTTCCGATAGTTGTAGTAAAGGTCGTAGTCTTTAATGTTTCAGTTTCCAACGGACTATTAAACCTGATAACATAATCTTCCGGAACTCCTGTAAATACAGTTATTCTTTTATGCATCAACACTTGTATGCTTGCAGAGAAAATAGACTGAGTCGTTCCAACCACTGCTGAAAGTAATTTAGAATAATAGAAGTTTTTTTGCAACTTGTTGACGTTGTTCGTAAAGAAACTTTGCACAACTGCTCTTACCTCAGACTCAATTCTAGAGGAAGTAAGAGAAGTAATCGTCTTATTATAGTTGACAGAAATATTCAATCCGATATATGTTTCGATTGGATCTACGAATTCAGGTTGAATGGAAACAACACTTCTTGGTCGAATGATATCTCTAGCAATAATATCTTTATCTGCCTGAGAGATAATAGATCCAGGTAATGGTTGAATGGAAATAAATACTTTACCATAGATTGGCGGGTTATTTTCTTCACCACCCCAAACAGCAATAGAATTAATATTACTGAATCTAGATCTTATTAATGTTTCATAATCATCTGATGTAACAACACGATTCTTCGTTGAATTAAATTTTGGAGCATTATATCGAATACTATCTACGCTTTCTTTTTCGCTGCCCCCAGTAGCAGCAGATCCTAGATAAACGAGTTTACTTTCACCCGAAGCGGTGAAAGTTCTTGATGCCGAAAAGTTGGGAATAGAGTTCGCTGCTGTGCCACTACTTACGATATAATCGATACTAACAATATTACCAACTTGCAGGTGCTGCCCGATAATACCATCACCAAATCTTATCTCGTATAATCCAGATGGACCCTCTTCAACGAAAAACGCTCTAGTAGTTCCAGTGACATCTACAATATCATCATAAAAGTTCCATGTAGTAATTGATGCGACTGCGTTTGATTGTTGTACTCTAACTCGTATAGTAGTAGTATCAATATTGCCATTTGGTAAAATAAATGGTCCAGATGTATTTGATTGATCAACAACGAATGTATTAGTTACTCGCTTACCTTCAATCAGTTCCATCGGGAAACTGAAACCCGTTTGCCCTGTTTCAAGAATTACTAATCCTGAAACATAATCTTCTTTCGGAAAGAACGTATATGTGTTCTTTGCCGTCTTTGCGGTAAATGGGGTATCGCGTGTCACAGTTAAACTTGTATTAGTAAAAGATTCTGGTGGTCTAATTTGTAATGTAATATTTGCACGAGCAGATCTTCTTGAAGTAGGTGTATATCCTAATGTTTTCGCAATAGATGTAACTGAGTTTCTCTTGACTGCGCTGTCAATGAACATTTCATTTGCTTGGAGATGTGCGAGAGTCGCATTATAGTGTGTATTATACGCAAGAATATCAAGAAGGATTGTGAGACCAGCGCCATCAAAGTTATAATCTTGGAACTCCTCTTGCGATTGCATGAAGGTTTTTAGATTTTCCTTAATAGTTGCAAAATCTAATTCAGTTACATTAAGTTGAGACATCTTATCTACTTCTTCTTAGAACAGTTGAAAATGAAACGGGATCAGCAACCCCGACAACATAAAAATAAATTGTCACGTCAAACGCATTCTGATCAAAGAGTGGCACAACATCTATTTGCTGCGATCTAACTCGCGGTTCATACTTACTAATTAATGATTCTAATCGCAACTTCAAAGAATTGGCAGTAACAATATCAACATTCTCGAACATCATACCATAAATCGGCGAACCAATCTTGGGTTGAAACGGTCTTTCGTAGAAGTTCGTAAGAACGAGAACTTTCAGTGCCTGTTTTACAGCATTGACATCAAACTTCCTCGCAACGTCACCCGTAATTGGATGCGCTGCGAAGGATAGATCTAAATCCGAATAGATTCTGTTTACTGTTTTTGTTGTCATATAGTTATTTATATGTTACCAAGGAGTGAATTTACCAGGACTTATAATTTTAGTACTACCATTAGATTGCAATTTAGCAGTTCCATTTGCAGTTCCGCTTCTTTTCTGACCATTATAAAGAACCCAACCAATATGAATCCATGCTGTTTTTCCACTCGCAGTTTCTAACAGAATTTGATCACATTTCGGCAAAGAAGTTGCAATGTAATTTGCAATTTCGATCATCTTTTTACGATTATCTGCAAACCCCCACTGAATATCTACTGCCGCATATCTATGTGCACTTTTAGTGTCATGTCGGTAACCAGAGTTTATTCTGAAACCTGGATATTTTTCTCTCAATGGTTCTAGGATGTTCAAGCACAAACATCTATAGTTTTGAATAATATCCCATTGACTGATCACACCTGTTCCGCCCTTCAAAGATCTTGGGTATGCAATAAACTGACTTAACTTACGAGGGTAAAATGCCTTTGAGAAGAAATCATCCAAAATGTAGTTATCTGATAATTTAATATTACCAGTTATTTTACCCCCACCAAGCGGCGGCATCGGATCTTTAGTCTTATAATATACGTTACATCCAGGAATAGCATCAGGAACCTTACCAAAGTCGCCAGTCACAGCACCATCATCACCACCATCGGCCGCTGTTCCTGGACCTGATGGTTGAGATGGATCTGACTTGTCGATGCAGTCTTCAGTGCCACTATCTTGTTCATCTGGCACGTCATTTTCAGTATTATCCGGAACACCCTGCGATCCGCCGCTGACACCTGCCGCTGCAGCGCCACCAACATATTGCGATTTACCAGTTACAGATTTGCTGACAGGTTTCTCGACAGTTTTAATGGTTGACAGTGGCGCAGCGACTGCACAAACTGCATCAGATGCAGATGCAGGTTCAGTCACAGAAGCCGATGTAGTTCCAGCAACTTGTAGATTATGTGTACTTCCACCGTTGGTTCCAGTGTCGGTTCCTGTTGCTCGAAGATTTGTGCTACCAGCATTCAGAGTTGTTACATTTGCTGTAGTTACGTCGAGGGTTGAAGTGTCAATCGGCGAAGAAGTTACAAGTGGCGCCTTCAGACTAATATTACCTGCACCTTCGACATTAACTGCAGCACCAGATTTAATTTCAGTTGCTGCGCCTGATTTGGTTTTTATTGCTGCATCGGTGCATAAGTTTGTATCACCTGTTGAATGATTGAAGAATGCTCCTGCTGATTTAATATGAGTATCTGCTTTGGAGGTGACATTGACACCTGCGTCAGAAGTCAGATTAAACTTGCCTGTGACATCAGTTGTGAAATTGCCCTTAGAGTCAATGTCAACGTCACCAACATTTTCTAGGGACATTGAACCACCATTTCTTGCATAAATTCCGTCGGCAACAGATAATGATAACCTACCTGCAATGTTAACATCGACATCATTATGAATGTCCATAGAGACTTTACCATGCATCGTCAAATTAGTATCACTCATAATGATCACATTACAATTTCCTGCAACGTGAACATTCGCAATACCTTCGATTAAGATATATCCGTTCTTGTCTAGAATTGTGTATCCATCACCAACAATCTTGGTTACTTTGGTTCCGTTCGGTCCAATTTCGTCGAATGTTCCGGATCTGTGCGCCCAGTTAAGTCTTTCGGATCCAGGAGTGTCATCAATTTCAATAGCATGCCCCGCTTCGGAACCAAATACTTTGTTGAATGGATACTGTGCATTATAAGGTGATTCTGGTTGCGCCCACGTAACACCATTTCTACCTGCTGTCTGGACTTCACGTTTTCTGGAAGCATTTCTTGCAGCAGGAGATGCTCCTGCGCTTAATGTTTCTCTGTTTCCTGAAGAACTTTTAGGACTCTTACCGATTTGAGGAGAGTTTACACCTGTTGCTAGTGGATTTGTATCAGGTTTATTTACTGACGATCTGTGTGGATACACACTATTAGGATCTTTAAACCCTTTAGTATCATCTTGTTTATCTGGAGGCAATACATCAGTGTTTTTTGGTTGATTGTTTGCTCTAAAGGTATCGGTGGAATTGTCAGAATTAACCTTATCGCTATCTGCAGCATTTTGCACTTCCGTTAGAGGAGGCGCTGTTACGTCTGGTTCTTCTACTTTAGTTTCAAGATCAATTTTCTCAGAAGTTGTTTCCTTAGTTCTGAAAGTTCCATCTGCGCTCACAGTTTCAACAACAGTAGTTTTTGTTCCATCAGGATTATTAGTTACTGTTGTTACTGTGCTATTACCATCAGCATCAAAGGTCGTCAATACATCTGGATCAACAATGTTAAGTTGCTTTTTAATTGGAGCAATATCAGCATCAAACGAAGAAACAATCTGAGTTTTCGCTGAATTTAGCAGTTGATATTTTTCTTGTAGACCAGTTATTTTTGCTGCTTGAATTACTTTATCTAATTGTGCTGTGAGACTAGTAATAGAAACTGGTCTAGATACTGCTATTTCTTTACCATCATACAGAATTCTCCCAGCAATGTCAGTTCCAACTGCTGTATATTCTATTACAACTAGATTATCAATAGTATTTTCTACTGCTGACAATCCTCCCTCAATAGTAGGCAGATCAGGTAAATCTGGTTTTGCTATGCTAACTTGTAGTGGTTTACTAGAAACTGAATTATAACCAATATCATACCAATATTTTGATGTGACACCTGTTGTGTCTTTCTTAATAATACCATTCGCATAATTTGCTGCAGTATCATAGTTTACACACAATGCTACTGACAGTAATCCAGCAACAATATCGTTGTCAGTAGAGTCATTTACTATTCTTGCATTGTATAGTAAATTATAGATGAATTTCAAATAATCAAATGCGATTTCATCTTGTATTGTTTTACTTTTAAGTATATCATACCCTGTTTGTATACGAGCATTTATGGGGATACCAGTAAGTGCAGTAGTAATAAAATAATACTGTCCACTATTTTTTGTTTCGATTTTAGATTCGGCGAAATCTAACTCGGTGCTATATTTTTCTTTTGCTGCTTCGTAATAAGATTTTCGTGTGTCTAACTTTTCTGGACCTTCTGGGCGATCAATTAATATCTTATCGATATAGTCCCTAGCAAGGATACCAACCCAACTCGCATCAATTAATTGATTGATTGTTAATCTATATGCACCATACTCACCGCCATTATGGATCTTCGACCATATGTCTTTAGTACCAGCAACAGGGTACTGCTCCGCAATCGCATTTTGACAAGCGACAAGAATGTTTGAGATATCCCCCGTCGTTAAATTTCCAATATCTGCACTATCGAGATCTACTGTTGTATCGTAAGTAGTATTACTTTCAGGTTTATTAAGCATAGATTATACCTTGTATTTTTTTCTGTAGAAAGCAAATGCATTCGTTCTATCTTTAAGGTGCATTTTACCGCCATTGATTGCTTTCGTTACCGCTGCAGGATCTCCCCATTTATTGTTTTTGGCAATCCCATCCTTTGCACCCTTCATTTTTGGATTAGAAAACCATTGGACAACAATCTCAGCAGCAACTTCTTTCGTTGCTACTTGATCTGGATTGCTAACAAAATCTCTACCCATTTGATTGCCGATGTCTCGATAATTGTTTTTCCATGTTAATTGGATGTATCCGCGACCTTTATATTTTGCTCCATCTCCAGGATTAGTATTTCCCATTTGCTTTGCAGTAGTAGGTCTTCTTCCCCTGATATCATATCCTTTGTGGATATCTTTTCCACGACTTATCCCGTTTATAAAATAATTCTCATCACCGAGTTCAACCATGGTTGTAAATCTGCCTGTTTCCACATAACATTGGGCCATAATTGCTGCTTTCGCGAGTGGTCCGTAATTCGGGATTCTGGAACCATTCTTATCCAAATACTTCTCAAGAAATGATTCTAGTCCTTTGTTATCTGGTGGCGGCGATACCGAACTTGCATCGCCTGTCGAATCTGAAGAACCACTTGATGTTGCTGCGTCTTCGGTGGAACCAGAACCTTCTGAGGGTGAACAATCATTCGAATTCAATCCTCCAGGAATTGCACCAACAGTTCCAAAGAACATAGGATGTTGACCGTTCTCACCATCGGCAAAAAACCCAACTACCCATGAACCTTCAACTGCACCTGTCGGCGACCATCCAACACCAGAAGTTCCTGCCGAATTTGCTGGCATAACAGGCATTGCCCATGGAAGATCTTCTGTCGGTAGTGTAACATTATCTTCAGTGTGATACCCGATAATTCTTACGCGACATCTACCCAATCGCAATGGATCGTTGCGATCTTCGACCACACCAAACCACCAATAAAAGTTTGAATTGTTATTAGATGTAATATTATCCATCGCCATTATTTAACTCTTCCACTTCATAAATTTCTTGTGCATACGAATCCTTAGAAATCTCCAAAAACATAGTGTGTCTAAGAGGTGATATTTGATGGTGTATTGCAGTTATCATGTAGATACCTGTTACAAATTTATCCCATATCAATGCTTCAGAATCCTCTTTAGTTTTCTCACCAACAGACGGGTAATATAATTTGATCAATCTACCAACTTCAGCATCTGTTCTTCCAGGTACTGTTATTTGCAATCTTAACGTGGTTAAATCCATCAAAGAACTAGTTCTTTGCGATACAAATTCTTCAGGATGTAAGTCGATAGAATCTTCGG